TGGTCCAATACGTGATGCTGATACAGTAATCTCCGGAGCATAAGGAGTTATACCAGCATTTTGATTTGCTTTCTCTTTATCAATATCATGTACATTACCGACAATAAAAACATTTTCTTTAGTATATTTTACTTCTACAAATGAATTATAGAACACACGAAAGAATTGTTCAATACTATATTTTGTACCTTTTGATTTATATAGCGTACTTGAATAATCTGCAGCCTCTCGTTTATTTCTAAACCCTTCGAAGTATTGTTGACCTAATAGTAATTCATCTTCTATAAAAGATAACAGGTCTATATCGACCTGTGTAATATCACGATTTAAAAATAATTCATCAATAAGACGCGTAGGTGATATATCACTATCAGCATAATCATAATATGCATTTAGAAATTTTGCAAACTTTGGATATTCAGTCTGAAAAAATTCAGGTAGCACATTATCTACATGCTTCTTATCTTGTACCGATATCGGCCTACGATTTATATCGCGTAATGTTTTATCTAAAGACATATTAGCTCGTTGTTACTAAGTTAGCTTGTACAAATGATGGTCCTTCATCATATACTACAATTTGGTTTTGACCTGGTGAAGAGAATGATTCATTAGCTGCAACTGCAGATATTTTAATAAATGAATTACCACCGATTATACTATCTACTAATAAACCTGTAAGTGTAACAATACCTGTAGAAGGTGCGTATTCACCTACATTATCAACAAATACTGTATTATCATCGATAGCGACTAATTGTAATTTATAACTATCTAATTTATTTTTAATTGTTACCTTTTTACCGCTAGAAAAGAAAGCAGTAGAAGTTATTGTATGACTTTCATCATTAGGCTCAGCAATTGGTGATGCATATCTGAGCACTGCGGCTTCTTGTGAACCGAGTAATGGAGTCCATCTCTTTTGTACTTTAAGCGTTGCGCGTGAAGATAATACTGATGGATCAACATCATCTACTAACGCCAATAAATTAGATCGTCTATATGACTGATCAAATAAACCTGTATTATTAGTAAAGTAATTTGTTGTTGCATCTTCAACTCGGTCCTGAATCTCTTGAACAGAAGAAGATGTAAACTTAGGATTAAACTGAAAGTATACTGCAGTTTCTAGATATGTTATATCTGGGTCTTGGAACTTCACATCAAATGTAATAACCTGTAACTGTCTTGCCAAAGCAGTAATATCACCTTTTGTTTTATCGATTGTTGCTTGAGTCACATCATCTTTAAATACAATGGATAGAAAGACTACTCCATATTCTTTACGTACAGCATCTTCACCGCCATATGCTTGAATGTCTTTGATTAGATAACCGAAGTTACGTTTAATAAGCGTAGCATAATCAGCGGCTGTAACCATACGGTTTTGAGATGCATATGAGAATGGAGCATTCTTACGAATAGAAGCAACTGTTTCTGGAAGAGAACCTGATACAGCTTTAGTTACTGTAGTCATAGATAATGTAAAGTTAACTGTACCACCAGCGCTATTAACAGGCACTTGAGCAACAGGAGTAAAATTAGTAGCTCCATTTGCATCGGGCCCTTTTGTAGAAAGATATTCTACGACAATCTTATTACCAGCTTCTGGTGCTTTACCTAATGTAAATCCATCACCAAAAGATAATTCATAAAATTCATTTGGTGTTTCTCGTAAGATATAAACTTTAGACTGATCATCAATAGTATCTGCTTCTTTTAAATCTGTATATGTAGTGAAAGTTGTAGTAGATAAATCTTCATATACGCTTACAAACGCTGTAGTAGTATCGATATTTTTATCAGGTATAACATATACTGAATCTACTGAGTTTTCACTTACTATAAATGTTTTAGTAGTATTAGTACCTTCTTTAATAGTTATACTCTCACTGCCTCTGTCATCTTTGAAAATATATAATCCATTACCATTATCTTCTGCAGAAACTGAACCTATTGTTTCAAATGTATAAGAAACATTATCAACGGTTGTTGTAAATTTAGTGCCTCGAGGTAATGTAAGAAATGTTGGCCGACCGGCAAGATTACCAGTATTGATTGATAAATTTACTGTTGCTGTAGCTGCGGTCTTAGAAGCAGGCATATAACCAATAGCTTCAGCCAATGATACAACAGATGACCTCATTTGAGCTGTGGTCAAATAAGATTCATTTAACGCCATGTTTGCAATCAATGCATTGTAATGTGTATTATATGCTAATACATCTAGCATAGCAGAAAGACCTGAACCTTCGAAATTATAATCTTTAAAATCAGGATTATTTTGTAAAGAAGCTTTTAAACTAGTTTTAATATTTGTAAAATCTAGATCAGTTGATCTTATTGTTGTTACCATTACCTTAACCTCGATACCGTAGTTTGTAATTCTACTTCTTGTTCAGTTGACGTTACTCTAAATAGTAATTCGACCTGTAATGTATTACGGTCTGGATTACTAAAAACATTGATTCTTAATACTCTTGCCCTAGGCTCATATTCTTCTATTGCACTTTTTACTTGATCTTCTACATGAGTACCCATACCAGCATCTGCTAATTCAAATAACATACCGGTTATGTTAGCACCATAGAAAACTTCAAATGGCTTTTCGAAACGATTAGTAGAAACTATATTTTTAACAGATTGTTTTACTGCATCAGCATCTGTTTTTCGATATATGTCACCACTAGGTTTTCTTTCAAACAATAAGTCAATATCTGAATATGACTTCTTTCTGCTCGTAAGAATCGAACTAGATAGATTTCCATCTTCTATTGATAATTGTCTTGCCATTTTAAACCTTTTTCATCTATTTATAACTTTAAACTGCGTCTTTAAATAAGAAAACTTCGACTAATGCATCATTAGATTGCACTGTATTATTGTATAATGTTTGCACATTACGCTTAAATCGTATATCAGTGAATGAAGTTATATTCGGTATCTCTAATATTAGCTGTGCATTGAGATCACCAGACGGATCATATGAATCATAATCTAATGTAAGCTTATCAAAATAACCTACTTCTGACCATGCAATAGCTAAAGCAAACGTTGCTTCAAGATCTATCTTACCTTTCTGATCTCTTAGTTCGAATACTAATGCTCTTCCTTTATTACGTAGATCTAATATACTATTAGCTGTAAGCTTTTCTTCTTTTAGTTTACCAGGTGCACCAACACCATAAGTTTCTGGCGCATAGTAACCTTCTACAACTTCTAATGAATATGACTCAAACTCAGTTGGTGTATGATTACTATTCGAAACAACTTTCATCATTTCTGACATAATAAAATAATTCTTTGCTAATTGCGATTTATTAGCATTTGGTAAAGCATTAAATTTACCATGATCATCTGTACCAATAAATTTACCTATTGATGTATCATGATTGATTATTGTGTTTGTATTGACAGTGCCAAGCATGTTATTTTTAAATTTAAGTTCAGGTACAATATTCCACTTTACTTTACGTTCACCAGTTTTAAATTTTTGTACTTGTGCAACTCCACGCACTTGACCTAAATTATTCACACCTCTCTGTGATTGCGCTTTACTTGTAACTGCTATCTGACCAAATTCACTTGGGGCTGTATTAGCATAATTAGCATTCAATACACCAGATGCAACTTGATATGCTGTAAATTCTGCAAAGTCTCTATTTGTTTGTTCTCTCATCTTAGATCTAACTTCTTCTGTTGTATATTTGCGAACAAGAAGTTGATTCTTGAGATAGTCATCAATATCAATTTTAACCTTACGTATACCACGATCTGATACAGTTAGATAAGATTCAGTCATATTTGCTGTTGGATTAGCAGTAGCTGTAACTCCAATTGCGGCTTCCGCTTGTGCGTCTGTAGTAAATGAACCGCCAATCTCTTTAAGCAATTGATTAGTAGAAGAAAATATAGTTAAACCGCCAAATTGTCCAGATGCAGATCCTAAAGCAGCCGCTCTTATTGCAGTACCTCTTAAATTACCATGAAACGTATCACCATAATGAATTGTTTCTCCACCACCTATAGTTCCTCTATTACCAAATACAGAAATATCTGTTGCTGCAATATTAACATCAGGCGAAGATATATTAAACTGTTCTTCTGATGTAAGTATACTTGGACCGCCTGATACTATTTCTTGTGATCCTTCGGTCGCTACTACCAAATTCCCCTTCGTGACAAGAGTCTGCGTACCCAAAGTAAGGTTCGTAGTATTGCCTGCAATACTCTGTATAAAATTACCTGAAACCGAATTACCAGAATTTCCAAATATATTCGTCGACGAATTATTGTCGATCTGCTCGGTTTTGCTGCCCCTAGCATGGACATTATAGTCTCTACAATTAACATTAAAATCACCCGTTACATTAAGAGTTAAATTACCTTTGTAAGATAGGTTCGCTTCACCTTCTACAATTACTTCATTACTACCATGACATACTTCCACTTTGTTCTTCGTAGATACAACAAGTACTGTGCCATCTGGTCTTACCTCAACACCAGCACCAGTCTTATGTCTAAATAATATTCTTTCACCACCAGGTGTGTCATTAAACTCTATGACATGACCTGATGCCGTCTCTCGAATATCAGCCATTCCATATTGTGTCGATGCTGCAGGTTCTACCTCAAGATCTACATTCTTTACAGAACCACCTACAGATAGCTGTTTACCACCGCCACCTCTTGCTGCTTTGTTAATAGAAGACTGATTATGGTTATTAGTACGTGGGTACTGGCCAGCCGGATCAGAGAAAGCATTAGTGTTTACACCTTGTGTATCAGTTTTTCCTTTACCTAATCTGAGTATTCGGTCCTGATAGTCGTCGTTCTCTGTTGTCATGTTACTCTCGTTCTAGCTTTTTCTAATTGTGCTGATGACAATGCTGATCCAGGATTCTGACCATCTGCATATATGTTTTCTTTATTAAATTTATTATACACATATTGCTGTACATCAAAGCCAGGGTCTATCTTACCTTGATCTGTTGTATCGTTATGACCCCAAGCTTGGCCACCTGGCCACACAATATAGAATGATTCTACAAACATTGCATATGTATTCCATTGTTCTTCAGTAAAACTATCTGATGATAAGAATCTTTCTGGGTTTGGTGTGCCAGATGGGCAGTTAAATCCACCTACAAATGTCACGCCTATTGAATATCGATTATGACCATATGCTTTTGAATGTGCACCTTGTATATTTAATGGCCGGCCACGTTGTAACTTGCCATCTCTTTGTATTACATAATGGTAACCACAACCATTAAAGTTTCTATCTAAATGCCATGAATGTACTTCACGTGCACCGATGTTTTGATTTGTAAATGTACCAGTCCAGTGAGTGACAAATTCAGTAATGTCTCTTGTAGATTCTCTAAACTCTGTAATGAGTTCTTCCTTGGTACCTACAATATCAAATGTATATGTGTCACTATTGACAGGCGTTTGATTACCTTTCCAATTACCTTCTCCAGCAGCTAATTCATAATCTTGTGTAGACTTTGTGCCAATAGCTTTATTATCAGCTTCGTTTAATACTTCTTTTTGACTAATTGGTACTTCATTTATTTTCTGTTCAATTTGTGAGGCATCATATTGATTAGAATTTTTTTCTAATAATCGTGCTGCTTCTCTCTTTCTATCAGCTAATAATAATCGTACAGTTTCATCTTTATCTGCTTTAGATATATTGGGTGCAACATCATCTATGATAGGGAATATACCTTTTTGTATATTTAGAATACAATTACCCAACAATGAATCAGTTCGTTGGCCTATGCCGCTATTGAATGCTATATTAAATAGACTGATTGAATTAGAAAGACCTACGTGTTGATCAACGCCATTTGTTAAGATGTTATCGATGTCCATGACAGACTCTTTGGCATCTTCAA